AAATTGTCCCATAGGACTTAATCAATCTTTTGTGATTGATTAACCAGTAAAGAATCGGTTAGAATCCGTATCTCTATGGTTTGGATTGGTCCAACATGTACAGAATCTGTATGTAGTTGGGTTGCCAACCAAGGTTTATACACCTTACGTATAATTTTATATATACCAATGAAGAAAAATTATATCAAAATCCTTTGACGGATAATGGTAATAATATTCCCTTCGATTGATACATCTAAAATCCTTCGTCCATTGTTTAAATTAATTATGAAACTAATTAAAAACCATGGTACAATCTATACAATCAAATATCTTAAAAGAGTTCGTCTACATTGTACTAAGTACATATGTGGACAACCACTTTTTATTAATGATATGATGATTGGTATAGATAAAGAAGGATGACCTAAAGTTTTCTCATTCCTTAAACCACTTGTTGATGGTAACCTTCAATCATTAAAATATTTGTTTACAATCTTAAACTTCACACGAAGTTGAGATTTAACAGATAAAGAATGAAAGAAAATTAAACCTGATTATGAAAGTATAACTAATAATTCAAAAATGAATTATATTATACCATCAGGTTACATCAACAAATTTGTTAAGGAATACAGATTAAAATCTCCTCATCCTGAATTTGATAAGTTGAAAGATGTTTATCTTTCAACAAAAGCTGGACCAAGTGGTCCTGCTACTTTATCAAGTCAGCAAGACTTGTTGAATTTTTCATATCCAATGATGGATAATATATTAAAAATTACAACAAGTGAAGGAGGAGATTTCTTCTGTAAAAATTATTCGGAAGCCTTTAACAAGAATATTACTCCTAAGATTAAAACTCTTGGAAAAATATCATTTGTTAAAGACCCGGAGTGTAAATTAAGAATAATTGCAATTAGTGATTACTTTTCGCAATTATATCTTAAACCTATTCATACCATAATTATGAAGAAACTTCATAACATTGATATGGATAGAACTTACACTCAATCTCCCTTCAATGGATGGGAGATTAATAATGAGAAATTCTGATCATTAGACTTAAGTTCAGCTACAGATAGATTTCCTGTTGAATTACAGAAAAGACTTTTAGCTAGAATATTCCATATGGAATTAGCTCAAAGTTGACAATCTATACTGAACACAAGAAGTTTTACTACACCAGAAGGTTTCGAGTTGAAATATTCAACTGGACAACCTATGGGTACTTATTCTTCTTGAAGTGTCTTTACCCTTAC